GAATAACATGATAATTTCTATCTGGATCAATATATAATTCTTTTTCATACATTTGTTCGTTTCTATTATCAATTTTAATATTGCGTTTCTTCTCAGTTTTATCTAGATTTTTGTCTTCTTTAACGTTGCCTCGTTTCATTCTTAAATCCTGTTTGACTGATACCTCTAAACATTTATTTAGGATAGGCATAGATTTAATAACATCATCAACTTTCTTTTTAGATTGATCTTCTGAAATATTTCCATCCAATGATTTATTTAGGACTTGTTTTTTAATCATAATTTCAACATCTTTTAATGAACTTTCAGAGTCAATTTTAAGTTCTTTTTTGATACATTTTAAATCTTTTTCAGATAATGTGATTAATGATTCTTCAATTTTAGTTTTAGGGATATGTTTCTTAACTATCTTACTTCGGTTCAATACCGAATCAACTGCTTTCTTAATAGGTTCATATTTATTATGTCTGGTGATAATAGCGAGTTCGCTTGCCACAATAATAATCTTATGCATTTGTTTATTTATATTAATACAATCTTAAATATTATTCAAATTTAATTATTTTATCATATGTATTCTTAAGCTTTCTTATATCACAATCTTTAAAACCATATTGTTCTTTTATAAAATCAGTTAGTTCATCATTATCTAATTTATTTATCAAATACATCATATTAGGGTCTAAATCATTATTATAAAGATATCGTTCATTTGATATGTAAATTAATGATTTACTAACATATTTATTATTAATTACCTTTTTCCTATTAATATCCTTTAAGTAATATTTAGGATAAATAATAGATAGCAATATGAATAAATCATATAGATCAATATGGTTTTTAATATAATATGTATTAACATTTTCAGCTAAACAATTAGATTTATATGTTTTTATTATAGTGTCTAAGTCATTTGTTAGAAAGTGAATATTATCTAATACATCAAAATAAAGATTATTTGTATTTTGTGAATACCTTATGATATCATTTAAATCATTCGTTGAATATATCTTGGCAATAATATCATTAATAAAACAATCTTCATAATTATTAATATTTTTAAAATTATCTAGATTCAATAATTCTATATTTGATTTAATATTATTAATTTTAGAATCTGATTTTATGATTAAATCTTTTATATCTTTTTCATCTAATTCTATATTTTTTTCTAATAATATTTCTTTAGTTATTTTTATTAAATTCTTTAGTGAATAATTTATTTCAACAAACTTTGAATATGATAAAACTTTCTTGAAAATCTTATGGTTTATATTAGACGATATAAATATTATAGGATGATTTTTCTTATGAATATTCAATTTATCTAAATATGATAAAATATCATTAAGAACATTCTTATTATGCTTCAAGAATAATTCTAAATTATCAAAAATAATAGCGTTGTGTTGGATATCTTTATTGAACATCATTGTGATATTTTTCTTTCCTAAAGATAAATCTATAAAATCCTTTATAGACGTTTTTCCTTTGAAGAAATCTATATTGATATGAATGATTTTATATTTATTAAGAATACTTTCTGCTAAAGATGTTTTACCACATGAATCTTTACCATGAATAAATAAAAATTGTTTTTTATAATCTTTATCTATCCAATTAAGTATTTCTTTATTGACTTTATTATTAAAAAAAAAGGAATTTATATTCATTTATTATATTATATTAAATATCTTTACATATCATTTACGGATGATAAATCGTAAGTATAATTTTTTTTATCTGGTAATTTAGGTAGATCTAATGGTAAAGGTAGAACTTCTAAATCCTTTATATATTTTGTATAATTATCAAAGTTAATATATATTTGTTTTAACGAAAATTCTACTACTATATTATTTAATTCTTGAACTTCACTTATTATTTCATGTGTAGTATTAGCAGCTGAATTACTATATTTAAGATATGTGCCTCTCATAATTGTTAATAATTCATTATTCGATTGTTCTGATATAACTTGTTCTTTCTCTTTATAAAAATAATATCTTATCATATTTTGGATGTTTTGAATATTATCAACGGAAAAAAAAGTATTGCTTAATAATGTTTCTTCTAATATACCTTGTAATGAACCTTGTGTGTTACAATTTAATAACTTATTTGTATCTGGACTAACACCATTAAATAAATTATCATATATTTTTGAATCAACTTCTTCTCTAATATTTCCCATTATACCATTTTTTTGGAAATCAGAATCATTTTTAAGCATATCATTTACAATGTTTCCTGACATATATATATGAACTATATAATATTTTTATTATAATAATGTAATAATTCATCTAATTCTTCTACCCACATCGTTTTAATATCCTTATTAAATACAATATCAATATTATCTTTGATCTTATTTAATTCATCATTCAATTCTTTAACTTTGTCTAATGACATATTGTAAATAGGCATTTTAATCATATAATCATATCCGTTCTTAACAACATCAAACACACTAACTTCCTCAATAATATTGTTATCATATAAATGATATGATTTATCAAATAATTGCTTGAGTAGGTCATTCTTACTACATTCAGATACTTTGATTGTTTTCATAATCACTTCATTAATAAACTTTATCTTATTTTCTAAAATACAGAATTTATTATTTAGATCTTTGAGAATGTATTCTTTTCTCTTAATATAATATTCATATCTTACTTCACGATGATCATCTAATATTTTATATACAGAATCATATTTCTTGATAACATTATTCTTATCATAAGAGTGCATATTTGTTAGACTAATAGATGATACTAATTTAAGTTTCTTTTCAAACTCTGTGAATCCGTTTTTAATTATAAAATTCTTCTGATTATAGATAAATTCACCTGATAATTTAATCTTAATACTAATATCTTTTTCTGTAGAATGATTATCAAAATCAATAATCATATCTGATTTTTCAGACAAAATTGATTCTTCTAGAAATCGGATATATTTATCAGTCCATTCACCAATTGGTAATTCACTTATAATAAGTCTATCATCTTCTAACGAATAAATACCTTTTGATAAATAATTTGTATCTGATAATTTAACAATTGTTCCTTTAAAACCCCTATAGTAAGGATGCATCGAATGATAACTACCTTCATTTAATCTTCTCTTGATATTTTTGATAATTTCTTTAGGATTATACTGAGGGATTGTAGTACTCCATCCAGTCCCAATACCTACCATACCATTCACTAGAACCATAGGGATAATAGGAACATAATATTCTGGTTCAACAAATAATCCATCGTCATCAATATATTTTAGAAGACTAAAATCCTCTTTACGATAGATTAAATCAGTTATAGGACTGAGCTGTGTATGAATATACCTAGACGATGCCGCATCACCTCCACCCATTATCCTAGTCCCAAACTGTCCATTTGGTTGTAGAAGATTAATATTATTAGATCCTACAAAATCCTGTGCCATAGAGATAATAGCACCCTGTAAAGATGCTTCACCATGATGATATGCCGCATGCTCGCTAACATATCCTGAGAGCTGAGCAACTCTAATCTCTGTATACAATTTTCTTTTAAAACATGAGAATAGAATCTTTCTTTGTGATGTCTTTAGTCCATCAATACATGATCCAATAGATCTACAATTATCAGAATTAGAGAAGTGGATCAGTTCTTTATTAACAAAATCATCAATTGTTGTTTTCTTAACATTATAATCAAGAATCAATTCTTTATCATATTTCTTTAGCCATAGTTTCCTATTATCAGCTTCTGTTTTCTTGAATGCTAATATGATAGATTTATCTGTTTCTTCTGTGACCGAATAATCATTCACTTTAAGTTCTCTGAAATATTGTTTAGCTTCTTGGGCTGTAGATGTTCCTAATCCCTTATAATATTTGATTGTATACTTATTAGAATTAGATGTCTTTTTCTTCCAAGTTTCATAATCTGTTAATGTATAGAATGGTTTAATTGTTTTCTTTAGTGATACCTTTACAATAGGTGTAATCATATATGATATGAACTCAAAATCCAATAGTTCAGGCCAAAGATAATGAAACATATTTAGTAGTAGTCCTTTGATATGAAACCCATCATGATCCTGATCAGTCATTATCATGATTTTACCGTATCTAAGTGATTTAACATCCTTATATTTCTTATTACTTTCTAGTCCTAAGATTTTCTTAATATTAATAATTTCAACATTCGCATTGATTTGCTTAATATTTGCTTCTCTAACATTAAGAACTTTACCTTTCAAAGGGAATACACCATATTTATCTCTACCTACTTCAGATAATCCAGCAATCGCCATAGATTTTGCTGAATCTCCCTCTGTAAGGATCAGTGTGCATTCATGTGATTTCTTTGTTCCAGCCCAATTAGCATCGTCTAGCTTTGGAACAATAATCTTATTTTTCTTTTTACCATCTGTTTTCTTTAGGTCTTTATTATCATTCTTATTATTAGCATCCATAATCTTGTCGATCAATTCATTATTTGAACAGATTTTCTTAATGAATTTAGCAGATAATTTAGGTTTAGACCCAAACTTACTCTGTGATGTAATACATCTTTCTTTAGTCTGTGAATCGAATGATGGGTTTTCAATAACACAATTAATATATAGAGAGATATATCTCCTAATAACCTTATCCTTGATTTCTCTTTTATGTTTTTTCTTAATGAATTCCATAATCCCATTACATACTTGTTTAGCGATACATTCTACATGAGACCCACCTTTACTTGTACAAATACCATTCACAAACGATACTTGTTCGAATGTATCATTATGAGATATTGAAAATATTACATCCCATCTATCTGAAATAGTTTCTTGAACTTTTACGGCATCCGAATATAGATTAATATAATCTAGGAACGATTTGATTTTGATTTTTTCATCATTTAAATAAATACTAATAGATTTATCTGTAATACCAGCTATATCATATATTCTTCGATACATTAGAGATAACATTACATCCGAATATTTCTCTAATCCGAATCTTTTAAAGTCACATTTCCAGGTAATCTTAGTGTAAGGTTTGCTAGAATATTTCTTAATAATAGGTTTATGACATACAGTCATATTCTTTTCCCAAGTCTGGGTATACTTTAGTTTATTAATATGATCAACAGTTTCAATAGTAAAAGTTTCTGAGAAGATATTAGCTAATTTAGCGCCATATCCATTCCTACCTCCTACAATTCTTTTCTCACCTTTTTTATAGTTAGATGATGTTAAAAGTTCCCCAAAAATTAGTTGAGCAATATACATTTTTTCTTTTTCATGTTCTTTAATAACAATCCCATTACCGTCATTTAGAATTGTGATAGAATTATCAGGATTAAAGTTGATTTTAATATTGGATACTTGAATGGTATTTTCACCTTTTTGACCTTGAAGACGGACTATTTGATCCCTAGCATTTACAACAATCTCATTAAAGATATTTAGTAAAGCTGGAATATATTCTATATCTTTAAAGACAATTTTATCACCTTCTTTGATAGGTAGAACATCATTAATCATATCAATACCACCAACATAAGTGTCAGGAGTATCATAGATATGTTGTCTAAGTTCTTTCTTTTCGTATTGTTCTGTCATATTAATGTATATATAGTTATTATTTTAAATAACTAAAATCAAATTTATTTTATAATATTTAATTGAATTTCGCATCCTAATATTTAATTGAATTTCGCATCCTAATATTTAATTGAATTTCGCATCCTAATATTTAATTGAATTTCGCATCCTAATATTTAATTGAATTTCGCATCCTAATATTTAATTGAATTTCGCATCCTAATATTTAATTGAATTTCGCCAAAATTTTTTTATATGCTAGTATATAAAAACAATGGGAGGAGGATTAATGCAACTCGTAGCTTATGGCGCTCAAGACATCTACCTTACTGGCAACCCGCAAATCACTTTCTTCAAAGTCGTTTATAGAAGACACACTAACTTCTCCATGGAGGCTATTGAGCAAACTTTTAATGGGACTCCATCTCCCGCGGGATCTCGTGTTACGGCCACCATCTCCCGCAATGGTGATTTAGTTCACAGATTATATTTGGAAACCACGACTCTCACGACAACGAGTGGTGGCCAAATAAATCCTGGTTCTTCTTTAATAAATTATGTTGAAGTCGAAATCGGTGGACAAACTATTGATAAACACTATGGACACTGGATGGAAACATGGGCGGAATTGACTGAACCTAATCCATCAGGCACGGTCCGCGACCCCGCCAACACAGATGGCACTACCTTTCAAAATATGAGTGGAATGGGGGGTGTAGCTGAAGGTGCGGCCGGTAAAGTTTTTGTTCCGTTACAATTCTGGTTTTGTAGAAATCCCGGTCTTGCTCTTCCATTAATTGCTCTTCAATATCATGAAGTAAAGATTATTCTTGAAACTAACGTGGTTGATGCCCTTACTGGTTTAGAATTATGGGCAGATTACATTTACCTTGATACTGATGAACGTAGACGATTTGCTCAGGTTTCTCATGAATACCTTATTGAACAAGTTCAACATGAAAGTGCTACTCTTACATCCGGTGGAACAAAATTAAACTTTAATCATCCTGTTAAAGAACTTATTTGGACTAGTGCCCGCGCCGCGGATCAAGACCTGACCCAGCTGACCGGTTCCTTTCAATTAAAATTAAACGGACATGATCGTTTTGCCTCTCGTGATTCCAAGTATTTCACAAGAACTCAAGTATGGCAATATCATACTGGAGTAGGTGGATTAATTAAAACGACGGTTCCTGGCGGTGGTATAGAGGACAAGATCGCTGTATATTCATTTGCCCTCAAACCTGAAGAACATCAACCCAGTGGTACCTGTAATTTCTCTCGCATTGACACTGCTCAATTAACAGGAACCACCCCTAATGCCAATATCTATGCCGTCAACTACAATGTCCTCCGTATCATGAGTGGCATGGGTGGTCTCGCATACTCGAACTAAAGTTCTCAATCTCGATAACTTTGTTATTGCTTACAGTAACTAAATAAATAATTATAATTAAATCTATCTATTAAAATTTTCTTTTAATAAATTAAAAAATGAATGTTATAAAATAATATTAAATTATTTTAAAGCAATTAATTGTGATCTAAATGGTTCTCTTAAACCAATTCTTTCAACAATTTCAACTACTTGTAAAAATCTATCTTCTACAGATGATTCAGTATCATCTCTAATGACAACTAATTTATTCTTGTATTCTGGTTTAAATTTCCAATCTTTAAGAACATCTATCAATTCTCTTAATTTATCTGTATTCGAATCCGATGATGTTTTTAATGCAGATAATCTAGAATTCCATGGATCTCTGAAATTTAATGCTTGGACTATACGAGTCAATTCATTAAATTTATCTGTAAAAGGTAGTTCAGGTGTAGATGATTCTACTGGATCAGATGTAAGGATCTCTTTAACATTTGATACTACTTCTTGAACAGATGGAACTGGTTCTTCTTCTACTTCTTCTACTTCTTGAACAGATACAGTTTCTTCTTTTTCTACTTCTTCTACTTCTGGTTCTTCTTTTTCTACCTCTACTGGTTCCTCTACTGGTTCCTCTACTGGTTCCTATACATCGCCGACGGATACTGGTTCCTCAACATCGCCGACGGATACTGGTTCCTCTACTGGTTCCTCAACAGTTTCTTCTGGTTCTACAGGAACATCACTTATTTCAGCTTTAACAGAAGTCTCTTCATTAGATAATTCAGTTAAATCAAGAGTGTTCGTTTCAGACATTTATATTATAGTTAATATTTTATTTTCAATATTTTACTAAATTATTTAATAAGAATTACATGGATAGTATTCGTAATTAATCTCAACTTATAGATGAATATTTTAATTATCGATATTAATGTTATCCATATTTATTTTTTAATTATCGATAATTGAATTTATCTGAAATTTTTTTATATGCTAGTATATAAAAACAATGGGAGGAGGATTAATGCAACTCGTAGCTTATGGCGCTCAAGACATCTACCTTACTGGCAACCCGCAAATCACTTTCTTCAAAGTCGTCTACCGTAGACACACTAACTTCTCTATGGAAGCTATTCAACAAACCTGGAATGGTTTCAGTGCCGGCCAAGATGGTCGTTGTACCGCTACCATCTCTCGTAATGGTGATTTAGTCCATAGAATGTATTTACAAGTTGATATGAAAAATAATAACGCTTCATTCAATATAGCTAATCCTGGTGCTGCTTGGATTTCTAATATATCTGTAGAAATTGGTGGTCAAACTATTGATAAACATTATGGTTCTTGGATGGAGACATGGGCTGAATTAACTGAACCAAATCCCATGGGAACGGTCGCTGGTAGAAATCAAAATGCGTCAGGCGTGTTGACCGGAGAAGGGGTTCGGGACTACCAAAACACTCTTTTCCAAAGAATGGCTGGTTATGGTGGCGTCAAGAAATCACAATCGACGGACACCGCCGGTGACTCTCTTAATTCAGGACAATATTTATATGTTCCTCTTCAGTTCTGGTTCTGTAGAAATCCGGGCCTAGCTCTTCCATTAATTGCTCTTCAATACCATGAAGTTAAAATTATATTAGAACATACTATTTCTAATGTATTCGTTACTGGAACAAACGCCCCCACGGATCAAACACTATGGGCTGACTACATCTACCTCGATACAGATGAGAGACGCCGATTCGCCCAAGTATCTCATGAATACTTAATTGAACAATTACAACATCAGCAATCAACTGGTAACTCCATTGACCTTAACTTCAATCATCCAGTTAAAGAACTTATATGGACTGGTGTATGGTCTGTTGCAAAGGGTAGCTCCCTATCGCTAATAGCGGGTGCTGGTCAAGAGGTCACATATGGACTTAAATTAAATGGTCATGACAGATTCGCGGCACGCCCTATCACTTACTTCACCCAAGCACAAGTATGGGAACACCATACTGGTCCGGGTGGTCTTAATGTTACAAGTGATTCTTGGACTAATGCATCTGACTCTAACAGTTTCAATGATTCTATTGCTGTATACTCCTTCGCCCTCAAGCCGGAAGAACATCAACCGTCTGGCACCTGTAACTTCTCTAGAATTGATTCTGCTCAACTTATTAGAACTGGTGGTACCGCGCTATCAAATGTTGTTTATGAAATATATGCTGTCAACTACAATGTTCTCCGTATCATGAGCGGTATGGGTGGTTTAGCTTATTCTAATTAAGTTAGAACCATTCTAATTCATTTATTTCTAAATTATTAAAATAACCATAATATTCTTTTTTAGTATATATTTTTAAATTTAAAGTATCAATATTTGATCCTTTACTTGTAAACTTTTGATTATTATTAAATATATAGTCAATATTTTTTATCCTATTCAAATAACCTCTTGCTCTTTTTAATTTCCATTCACATCGCATAGCTTCTTTCTTACAAAGAAATCCATCAACAATACATATAGGTTCCCAACCATTATTACCATTATTATTTCTTGTAGTGTATTTAGCACCACCCTTCAAAATACCATTATGTTGCTTCCATCTTCTATAGAAATCATTAGTATATCCAACATATGATTTATTATCATTCTTCAATAAATACACTAAAAACATTTATTATTAAAAGATAATATATTTCTTTAAGTTTATTTTATAAATTTGAGATCTTTGTTAATCATAATTAAAGCGAAATATGGAGTTTAACAAATGTGCTGCCGAAAGCATACGGGACCAAATCTTCAAAATGATCTTAGAGAAGGGATTAGTGAAAGACGGAGTCACTATGGAAACCCTATTGTCTCACCTACCGTGGTCTGAAGAAATTAAGGATGTTAAGAAGGAGAAGGAAAAGGATAAGAAGGAGAAGAAAGTAGTGTCAATTGTAGAAGAAAATGTTGCGATTTGTATCACAGCCGGAGAACAATCAGAGAACCATGCTGGTATGCAGATTAACGGTGATGGGTTAGCTGCTTGTGGTTTTAGTGTAGAAGAATTATTCGAGTTCAGTACAATCCTTAAAGAAAAAGGAATAGATAGCGAATACATCCGGTTAGACGACTATCTTGAAGACAAAGATGGAGTTGAACCTGCTTCGCTATTGATTATCCGTAACGGAGTCGAAAAACTAGCAGGGGTATTATCAAAAGATATGCTATCAGAGCAGCTATCTTTTGAATGGGATAAAAAATATTGGGATACAAGAAGAAGCAAAGTATTGAATAAACTTGCTAGGTATAATGTATGTTACGGTCAGGAGAAGCAAGAACCAGATTACGAAAATAAGAAAGGGACTATCATTTCGTATGAAGAAGCTGGTTTGATTGACAAATGGAGAAAATCTTTAGAGATATTTGGAGAAAAAGCAACCAATCTAGAAGTCGAGGGTAATTTGTATTACGATATAAAGAAATGTGGTATAGGTTTTCACGGTGATTCTGAACGGAAAAAGGTTATCGCTTGTTCTTTAGGCGGTAGCAGACCGATCCATTGGCAATGGTATTATAAATCTCAAACTATCGGCGAAAGAATAAAATTTGTTCTCAATAGCGGTGATATGTATATCATGAGTGAGAAAACAAGCGGGTATGATTGGAAAAAAAGAAATACTAAAACACTTAGACATGCTGCTGGTGAAAAATACACTAAATAAAAATATTATGTTTAACACAAGTTTCTTTAATTGAATCTTTAAATCG